TGAGTAAATGCCGCTATCGTAGCCGCACCGTCCCCCATTCTAACAGGCACAGACTCTTGGTTTCCATCATATAAAAAACTTTGATAAAATTCGTATGTTAACCCTTCCCAATCACCATCCGCTGTACCATTGCTAACACCAATATTAAAACCTACCCCCCTTCTTAATATAGGAGTTTCGTTATCTGAGTAACTGTCTGACCCTACACCACCATAATTTCTTTCGTATTGAACATTAGCCGCTAACCCAGCCGCAGGCTTTGTACAAAATAATATTTCCGTTGGTCTAGCATCATAATCTGTGTTAATCGTTATTAATTCACCTGCAAAATTTTGATCTAAGACATCATTAGTTCCATCGTCAAAAACAAAAGAGTTAGAAGTTGCGTTTACAGAGCCATCTAATAATAAAGCAGTGTCACTTGCATTTCTTAGCTTTCTAGCCACTCCTCTTGATTTATTACTAGCCTCAAGAAAGTATGCACCTGCTGTGTCAGCCGCATGAGTTGTGTGACCAAAGGCTATTGTAAGGTTAGCACTGTTTGTTTCTGGCGATCTTAAAACGCTAGAGTGCTCTTGCCACTCTGCAAAAGTCAAACCTAAATTGTGATTGAATTGATTTCTTTGTATATATCCAAACCATTTTATGATGCTTGTGTTAGTAGTTTCTGTATCACATACTCGTAGAACCTCATCTACAAAATGATATATATATTTAGCACCATTTATACCTGCTAGCGTTGGGTTTATTTTTCTGCTAGTCCAGCCATTGCCTGTTTGGGTGTAATCTGTAGTGGCATTATTAGACCAAACATCTACACCAGCCGCATTTGCACTTGTTCCTCTTTTTCCCAACGCACACATTTTATCGCCAGTAGATCGAATAACTCGTATGGTAGGATTAGCACCAGTATCGTCTTCATTAGTAATGCCAGTTCCTTTTAATACATAGTATACATCTCTATCACCAAAAGTTAAAGTTGTTCCTCCGGAAACATTTGATAATGTTGCTTCTGATATTTCAAAAGTGGCCGGATCACTTGTTTGAGTCACTGAAGAAATAATTGTTCCGGGTTTTATGTGAGTTCCACTTACAGACAAGCCAGCAGTTATGTTCGTATTAGCCCCATCCATTATAATTGTTGTTGTTGGAGTAGGTAATGCGGTAGATCTTGTATTATCTGTAAATGTACTACCTAAGCCAGAACCGCTATTTAAGTTATCTACAACCTGAGCAACTAGAAAAATACCATTGTTTTCTTCCGTGCCTGTAATCTTTACTAGATCACCAACCTTAATTAAGCTACTGGTAAATATAGTACTTATGGTAGAGGTTGCACCACCTACTAGCTTTAGATATGAAGTTGAAGGTATTGGCATTTACAGGCCACTTCCTTGCTCCGGTGCTTGGGTATTCCCGTCTGGATTTGTAGACACCTGAACAAAAGCTATGTTACCGTCACTTGTACCAATAGTCAATGCTGTACCGCTTTTGGTTTCTGTTATGGTTTGATCTGCATCTTTACTATGGTCTGACTCAAAATAAAACAAACCAAAGCCACCTAAAACTGTGCTATTTGCAGATGGAATATATTGAGTTAAGTTTGTAGAACCATCGGAGTCTTCGATGTGATTATATAACCCACCAGCAGTTTTTATTTTTCCTAATGCATCAATAGACATATTCTTAATAAACGGATACTGCCTGTCTGGCAAGTCTCTAGGGTCTTTACGATTATTCATACCACCAGACCAGTCATTTATTTTGTATATCTGTTTAGGCATTACTTACCTTTAAATACACCTTCTAGCATATCTGTCATTACATCAACCAACTTTTCAAAAAGCTCCTGCTCTTTTTCTTCGTTGATCCAAGGTATGTTTACCTTCTCGTTAATTTTTGTAGCTAAATTTTTTGTAAACTCATCAGATGCTAAATGCTTTAATGCTTCTTCTTGCATCTTATCTGCTTGCTCCTCAGCAAGCTTTACTAACATTGACTTAATATCCATTTAATCTTCCTTTATTTTCTTGGTTTTTAAATATAAATAATAAATTTGCACTGCAAACATTATACACATTAAAACACCAGACAGTAAATCTGTCCAGTATACAACACCTAAGCTTGTGCTTAGCCCAGTTACTTTTAAGCTATCCATTAGTGTTTACCGTTTATCCTGCTAAGGGAACCATCTATTCTAGATACTTGATTATCTAAGTCATTTATCTCTTTTGTTAAAGCATCAAACTTACGATCTAGTTTGTCATCTGATTGGTTCCACCTGTTAATGAGTTTTATAATCATGCCTTCCATATTCTGCAATGTTTCTGACTGGCCTTTGTTTTCGATCTTTAAATTTTCCAACTGCTCTTGTTGTCTTGCACTTTTATTTGATAATGATATGACTAAATATACGAACATAGCACCAACCACTCCTATCATTCCCGCTTCACCGTATATTGCTAAAAAATCCATTATTTCTTTTTTCTTTTACCCCAGCTTAGAGGATTAATATTAAACTCTTTTTCGTAAAAAGCTACTTTCTCTGCCAACTCTTCTCGCTCAGCCCTTTCTTCCATGATATGTTTACTAAGCAAATCCCCAATTTGTTCATTTGCAACAATAACATTATCTTCAAGTTTCGCAATCCTAGTTTCAATTTGCCAATAACCATATACCAACATTCCGATAAGAACTCCAATTTGAGCCAACCATTTAAGGTTAATACTAACAATGGCGTTATCATCAAGGACAGTAGCACGATAACTTCTAGCGGTATCTGGTTTCTCACTCACTTTACCTCGACTTTTTCCCAATCATTATGTAGATAGCACCAATTAGTATAATCAGACAAACGACCATGGAACAAATGTGTAATAGAGTCAGCATCAATTATCTCTATAAACACTGTATTTGTAAATTTTTCCTCTTCTCCTATTGGTATGTTTGCTACTACCCACCCTTGATTTGTGCAACTGTGAATTAGAAATATACTTAACAGGAATGTTATAACTCGTATGTACAACTTTAAAGTCTCCGTTCTTTAATGTTTTAATTGTTTTATTCATAGCACCATCCACCAAGCTATACCAGTTTCTACTACAATATCAGCCATAGTGTTATATGCCCACGCTTTTTTGGTTCCGTATGTTTCTTCATCGCCTTCAATAAACCATTCAAATACTTCCCATAGAACACCTATAATAAACACACCCATTACGCACCAAAAATCTGACCAACTTAACCATTGAAATATCTTACATAAGAAAGCACCAGCCGCTAAATGATAAGCTGTCCAACCGTCTAGTTGACCTGTGCTGTATTGCCATGATACTAATGTTGCTAAAGGATTTTTCATTTTTCTGTTATAACGTTATTTACCAATTCATGCTTGCCAACTAACATCCTTCCTGTTCCACCACCATGTTCATCATCGCATTTATCAACATAAGCTTCTTCTATTGTATCCCAACTATCGCTTCTCTTTATGACTTCCCCATTGTAAACTAAAAAATAATTATATCTAGAAGGATAAGTAAGGGTCTCTGTTGTACCATCTGGGTATTTCTTTGTACGAGTCGAACCGGGAGTTGTATTTCTATACAGCTTTAGGTCGTGACCCTTAGAACTTTTCCTTATCAGCATTTACTTGCCCTCTGGTTTCTCTTCTTTAGATAAAGATTCTTTAAGCATGTTTACAAATGCATTGTATCCGACTGCTAGCTGTTCAGCTACGAATTGATTTGTTCTTTGCTTGTTCTGTATATCGTTAATATGATTTACCATTATTTTTTGCTCATCAGTCATATCCTCAATGATATATTCTTTATCATCTAAGGTCAAGACTGGCTTCTGTTCTTTTTCTTTTTTAGCCATTTTGACTCCTTGTTTGTTAAACTTCTTCAGCCTGTTTATCTGCCCATGCTTTCTTTACTTCATCAGTCCACAAAGCATCAGCTAGAGCTTGTATTTCTGCTGACTCTCCAGATACATCCATATCTGGGGTTAATACTTTTCTATGATACTTGTAAGAAAGTTCTGCACCATCTTCCATTATAGATATTTTAGTGCGTACTTGAATGTGTTTCCACTCTGTACGAACTTCATAATCATCTTTTTCTACTTTTGATAAAGCCATATTATTTTTCCTTTTTAATTATCCAATTAAACAAAATATGTTCCACTAATTCTCATAAAAAAACCTGTTCCAGCAAAATCAGCTTGTGAACATTGAACTGTAACTTCAGTATTGTCATCAACTGATTCAAAAAAACTAATAGTTGTAGCACCGCCATTTACCATAGCACTTAATTGAATCGCATTTGATGAATAATTAAACTTTCTTATAAAACCAAAATTCACACATCCTTCAGAAGTGCTTGAAGCTGAAGTAAATGGCAATCCTGTTAAAAGCAATGCACCACTTGCAGAACCTATGCTACCTGTGCCAAATTCAGCATTAAAATGAACAGCCCTTCCAACTTTTGTATAATTTGCATTTTGATTTGATGCCATAGTAAAATTATTTGTACCATCTGATAAAACAGGAGTCCATGTACCTTCTTCGTATCCATCAAGAACCTCTGATGTAGAAGTACCAGCATCTGGAGCTGGTTGAGTAGCTGAAAAGTCTATTCCAGCACAATGAACTGTAGCACCACTATCTTGTGCCATATAAACATCAGTTACATCTGCATTACCAAGTGTTACTGAGTTATCTGCTTGTCCTGTTGCATTGTAACCAATTACAGATTGATTTTGTCCATTGTTACCACTTGGGTCTGCTCCACTTCCTATGATTGTGTTGAAATCTCCTGTTGATATTACATCACCAGCGTTACTTCCTACGGCAGTATTATGACTTGCAGAAGTTCCTGTATCTAATGCATTATATCCTATCGCAGTATTATCTGAATAACCCGTAAGTGCTGTTAATGTTTGATAACCTAATGCTGTATTTCTTTGTCCTGTAGTAGTTGCATCTAAACTTTGATAACCTACTGCTGTATTACCAGCTCCAGAAGTCAATAACGAAAGACTTGATCTTCCTATAGCAACTGTACCATCTGCTGTAGCAACTCCACTTCCCATTGCAAAGTTACCTATGACGACACACTCGTCTGCATCTACAGTTTGATGAAATGCTTGATGACCTAAAACAGTATTTCTTTGCCCTGTCGTAACTGATTTTGCAGATTCAAAACCTACTGCGACATTTTTACCACCAGAAGTCAATGCTGTAAGTGATTGATAACCTACAGCAACTGTACCATCTGCTCCTGTATCATTAATTGCATCTCCAGCTAAACTGCCTATAATCGTATTGTTACTTCCAGAAGTAATAGAAGCACCCGAATTATAGCCAACTGCAACATTATTACTTCCTGTATCAAGATTAGTTAATGATTGTGTTCCTAAACTTATATTTTGATCACCTGACGTAAGGTCACTTAAAGCACTCCAACCAACACCTACATTAGATATAGCATTATTCATTGAAGCATCTGATACGTTTTCTCCAATAAATGTATTAAAATTACTTCCAGCATCTAATGAAGCACCTGCACTTTTACCAAAAATTGTATTTGATGTACCACTATCATTATTAGAAAGTGAGATTCTGGAGTTGTCATCAAGAACAAAATGATCTACTTCTGCACTTGGATTTCCAGCTCTAAAATATAATTTTGGATTACTTGCTTTTAATCCTATACTCCATAATTTTTGATCTGCTTGTCTTATACCAATAAAATTATCATTTCCATTTGATACATCTAGCTGAACTTTATGGCTGGGACTTGAAGTTCCAATACCAACTGCACTTGCCGAAGAATCTGAAAATAAAAGAAAATTATTAGATGCATCTCTCGTATAGAAATCACCATCTTGAGAAACTAAAGCAACTGCCGAATTATTAGAATTAGGTTTAGATAAAAATAATCCAGATGTTCCATGTATTAGTTTGTAAGTCTCTTGTCCACTTCTGTCAAACTGAATTGTATTACCATCGGATGGAGTGTCAATATGCAACTTTGCTGAAATACTACTACTAACTCCAATACCAACATTTCCAGAGCTGTCAATCATCATTCGCTCTGCAACACCACCACCCGAAGCTGTGAAAAATTTTAAAGCTATAGAATCAGTTGCCCCATCATTCAACGATCTAATTATCGCTCTTGCTGCTCCTGTAGTTCCGTCCGATGCAAATTGAGTAAAATTTATGTCTCCTAAAATTCCTGTTGTGCTTGTAGAGTATGCACCTAAATTTAATGCTACATAATTATTTGCAGTTGATCCACCAGAAATAGTCATAACTGGATGTGTCTTACCATCTCCACTATAGTTCCAAGCATCAGGACTTGCAGAACCAAGACCTAACTTACCATTACTATCCAACCTCATGCGTTCAGTTGAATTAGTCTCAAATGCTATTTCTCCTGTGCTTGTTTGAGCGTTTAAAACTACTGTATCATCATTGTTTGTAGTGGATTGTGTTTCTATTAATAAACCTCTGCTATCTTGACCAGAAAACATAGCATGAACACTATTTAGACCACCTCTTACGTCAAGCTTTTGAGTAGGTGTTCCACCAATACCAACCTTACCAGCGGCATCTATTCTCATAGCTTCTGTAGCACCTCCAGCGGCAAAAAGTATATTTGATTGATTTCTTATGCAAAAATCATTTGTGGCAGAACCTGTAATCATATCACCAGAAGAAGTAGCAACCTCAAAACCAGCTTTAAAATCTGTTGAGTTAAAAAATCTTAATTTTAAATGGTCTGTTGCTTGTATGTCTATCTTTCCTCCTGTTGTTGCATCGGGGGTCATCCCAATACCCAAGCCTGTAGAGGTAAATCTTGCTATTTCAGATCCATTGTTAGGTCGCATTGCAATATGCTGACCACTTGCTGAATCTAAATTAAGTGCATTATTTACATTTTTTACAGAGTTAGCACCAGATAAAAATAAATTTCCACCTAAAGCTCTTATTGTACCACTTACATCTAAAGCATGTGAAGGTGCTTGGTTTATACCCACCCTAGAATTAGTTGTATCTACTATAAATACATCACCAACATCTCCATTTTTTCTAACCAGCAGTGCTTCTGTAGAGTCTACATCTATTACTTGCGTACCTTCTATTATTTCATCAAATGCTAAACTGCCTCCACCCTGTACAGTTAAATCGCCTGTAATCGTAACGTCACCTGAAATAGTATTACTACCACCAAGAGATACATTCAGTCTGCTGTTAGAAACATCAAGTACAGCGTTTAGTGCTTCTTGGGATGTGTGAGAATTTGCGGCTACGGAGTTGCCTGAAGAATCTAGAAGCACCTTGTTTAGTACTTCTTTTGTAGTGAATTTATTTATGTCTGACATAATCTATCCTATATTTCCACCACCACCGCTTTAAAGCATCCATATAGTTAAATTATATGTCGTGAAACTTAACCTAGATCAAGACAAATAATCAATCAATAATCTTATGTAAAACTAGCTGGAACGACTGCTCTGGTTCCTCCAGTCTTACTTCTTTTCTTTGTGCCATATTTCTTAATGGCCATATCAAATTTTCTTTCATGTCTCATCATCAGGTTCATTGCCATCTGTGCTCTGTTACCATCCGATGTTTTTCCTGCACGATCCATGTATAAACATTTCTTTACATAATCCACAATCGCAGAATGATATAAGTTATCGACATCTGGAGTATCCGTGATTGCTGTAACCTTATTAGGATTTCCATAATAATGTATAAGTAGTCCGTTTGTAACCGAGTGGTCAAACGCTTGAAAAGCCTTCCTATCTGTTCTTGATTCACCTGTTGAAGAAAATGTTGTAATTAATCCTAAATGATCTCCTCTGATAAAGTACAATACCTTATCTTCTGGATGTTTAATATTGCTAGCCATTATGAAGGCTCCTCTATTGCAGACTCTGAAGTAATATCAAACATGAGTGGCTCACCATCCAATACCCTTGGAATCCTTATGTAATCACCATCATTGTCCATTATGTCTACCCTGTATACTTTGTTTATCCCCATTGCGTTACTAGAAGAATCTGTAGCACTATCAGATAAATCATAAAATGTTTGATTTGCTACTATGTTAACTTTTGCAGACATTGACTTTTGAGAGTATTGACCAAGTTCATTTAATGCATCGTTAATTAAAGATATAATATATGTTTCTGGGGCATCAGGAAAAACCTGTCTAACCCTACTGATAATTTGTTTTACTGTTAAAGAATGTATTGCCATTATTTCAACGCCTGTATTCCCTTATCATAATCTGCCTGTAATTTAGCTTGTTGTTTCTCATATTTACCATACTCACTTGCATCAGCCGCTAGCCTTGCCTGCACTTCATTTCCATAGGCCTGAGCGATGTTAATTTTTGCTTGTATTTCGTTAGCGTATCCTTGAGCCGCATTTAGCAACCCGCTTACTACCTGACCATAACCACTTACTTGAGACATTCTAGCGTTTACTTCTCCAGCAAAAGCCTGTGCTTCATTTGCGGATGCATTAGCCTCAGACAAAAAACCATTTCCTACCTGAACATGACTAGCCGCTAATTCCGTATCTTCATTAGAAGAGTTAGCTGAAATTACTGCTAAATCAAATTCTGAATTAGCCAGAGACACAGCCGTATTTATCTTATCAGCCGCAGTGTTAATAGCTGTTAATGCAGTATCTACATCAGCATCTACTTGAGTTGCAGATTCTCCAAGCTGTGTAACGGCATCGTCTACCTGAGTATTAATTAAATCGCATATAGATTGAGTTTCATCTAACTCTGTGTTTATAGCAGTTAAGGCTGTTAACACATCTGAATTAACAGATTTACTTGCTAATATATTTTGTAAAGATTTTATTGCACCATAAATAGGAACAAGGTATTCAGCATCATCTGGAAACTTAGCAATGGTGCTGTCACCAAAAGCAACCGTAGGATAATTCAGTGTATGCACATGAGCGTTCTGAGCATTAGTAGGTGAAGGGACAACAACTAAAGTATTATTTGTAACATAGTAGGCAGGGTCTGTAACGGTAGCCGCCATCATGTCATCAGCATCTCTAATACGTCCATTTAACTCAGCAGGTACTCTTCTGCAAGGCTGGTTTATTGCACCATCATCTCTAGTTACACTAAATATCTCAGAACCCAAAAGAGTAAGGCTTTGACTACTGCCATTCAAATCGTTTGCAGTTGTAAACAAAGCTTGCTTTGATCTTGGTAGTGTATTTAAGATTTCTTTAGCACCATCTGTTAAGAACTGAGAGAGTTCTGACTGTGTTGGTGCACTACTACCATCTATATCTAAACTTGTTAACGCTTCTACCTGTGCTTCAAATGTTGCCATGTATTACTTCTTCTTTCTTCTAGTCGTTGTTTTCTTTTTAGCTGTTTTCTTTTTACCACCACGTATTAAATCTGCATCTGCTTTTCTAGCCCCACCTTTACCCGTAGCAAAACTTCTTACCCTGCCAGCGGCCCATTGATGAGCACTGACTCCGGGTCTAGAACCACTGGAGTAATATGCACCCAAACCCCTTGAGTACACTTTAGACAAAGTTCCTTTCGATATTCCAGAGCTTTTGGAATACTTAGCAAGAACTGCGGCTTTACTTCCTCCGCTTTTTTTTCTTGCTGGTTTTCTTTTTGCTGGTTTTCTTGCCACTCTTACTCCTTTGTTTCGATATCATATCCATCATTGCAGGTGTCAATGCACCTTCTCTATACATCTTACGTGTTCTTAATATCTCATCCTGTGTTTTCTTTTGGTTCTTAGAACCTTTAACATATTTTTTGGGTACGCCTCGTTTTGTCTTTGGTACTTTTTTAAACTTCCTAGTCATGCTACTTTTTCTTTTTATTTGCTCTTCTAATAGCTTCTTTACCTTTTTTAAAAATCTGTACCTGTGTTCTCTTTCCCGCTACCTTTGACCTTTGCTCTCCAACTGTTAGTATCTGTATCTTACGAGCAAAAGGCTTTCTAATCCTTTTTACTTTTGCAACCGTTGCTCTGGCATCAGCAGGCGTTGCATATTTAATTCTTACTGTATCTTTTGGGTTTTCATCTGTGTACAATCTACGTCCACTGCCCTTTGGCTTTTTACCCGTGCCAACCTTCGGGTCTTTTTTCTTTCTAGTCACTACTTCTTAATCTTCTTAACTTTACCGTTTTTTGTTCTAGCAAACTTATGGGTTTTTGTCTCTCTTATCAAGGTTCCATAATGTCTCTTTCCACCCCACATCCAGCTAACGGTTTTTGCCATTACTTTCCAACTTTCTTCTGAGCCATTTTATGAGAAGCTCCAAAGCTCTTACCTTTCTTCATTGCATTAGCCATCATCTTCAAGTGTTTTGCTGTGTGATGCTTTGAATGTTTTTTCATAGCATTTGCCTGTCTCGTAGTAAGACCAGCCATAGAAACACCTTTTACACTCTTTGGTGCTTTCATTGCTTTTGCTTTTGCTTTTGGCCTTCCTTTTTTAGAACCATATGTTCCCTTACCCATTGGCATAATAAACTCCTTTTACCATTTTACTTTATGACTCCAATACCTAGCAGATAACTTACTAGGATTAGGGTCTTGTGCATTATGTCTAGCGTAATATGATTTACGCCTTGCTTTGTCTTTTTTGCTTTTTGGATTTTTACCAGCACCTCGTACTCCCTGCTGTCCAAACCTTATTGTTTTTACTTTTGATCCCACCTTAGCAACCACAACATGTGATTTAGTAGGATGACCGGGAGTTCTTTTTGGTTTGTTATAACCAGACACTCCTGCCTTTGCAAGCCTTGAATCTTTCTTTTTTCCTTTTTTTTTAGCTGGCATAGCCTAAATTTTTTCTCATTTTTTCTGTATTTTGTTGTATGGACTGAGTTGACAACTCTACATCTGTTCTCTTTCCTAGGTCAGATGTCATCCATAGATTTGTAGTAAATTTACTTTCAGAAGCTTTTTTACCGCAATACTTACAGTAAAACCATCCCTCTCTGTTTTCTTTATCACAATGCATACACTTTTTCATAGTTTCTCCTTTCTAGGTTTCAGGGGTTGTCTTTTATTGACAACCCCTACAGTACCTAAAACTGTTATCCTTATTTATTCGGATTATGATGTTGTTATAGAACCGTTAATACCGGACAGTGCACTTCCAACATACTCACCACCAACAAACATAAGCTCAACATAATCAGCTTTTTGAGCTGAAGTGCCAATGATTACGTTTGATACTTGAGTTCCAACTGTAGAAGCCGCTGTTCCAGTTACGTCTAGACCAACAAAACTAATGATAGCACTTCCAGCCGCTAATGTAATAGCACCTGTTGGCGTTTCTTCCTCTACGATGAATTTATAGTATACACCATCTTCACCAGAAGAAGCTGTTGGCAATGTTATTGAATAAGCACCGCCAGCAGAATCAAGCAAGAAAACCTTGCCACTATCGTCATTTGTTAAGGTTCTAGCCGCTACGATTTTTTCAACCTTTTTCTTTAATCCAAAAGTTGAACCGCTACTTTCATTAAGATAATCAGCTCTCATCTTAGACTCCTTCTAGGTTAAACAGTGCATGTGACTCAGGAAGAGTTACTTCAAGACCAGCTTCGGTCAAGATCATATCTTTCCTTAAATCCTCATCAGCACCTTGTACGTTAGTCATAACTTGCGTATCACGATTGATACCGTTACCGATCAACGGACGATATGCCAACTGAGTCATGTCAGCCATAAGCATAAAACCAGATGCAATACCTCTAAACAATGGCTCTTTTACAAGATTCAATGTTCCGTGTATTGTATCAATGACCATTACAGAATGACCAAATGACCCTTCTCTAGAATCAAAATTCATTCTAAAAGGCATATTGTTTGCTGAACCTATAGAAGCATCAAGGAACTTTCCATCACCTAGTTTGTTGAAGAATGTAATTACTGGTAAACTACATAGAACCAGTTTTTCTGACATTCCACCCCTAGCAGGATCAAAGATTACCTCAAGGTCTCCAAGCAATCTATCGTAAGTTAGGTTTGCCTGTGATACACTTCTATAGTAAGCACTACCAGATGCATAGCTGAAATCATCTGTTCCAGTTTTTGGAGATACATTTTTCACAATGTGTCCAACTAGACCTTCAGTGTACTGGATGCCACCTACACGAGCTTTTTGACCGAAGAGCATAGCTCTTTCAATATCAATTTTGTGCTCACGTAATTTAGTAGCCCAGATACGATTCCACTCTTCAGCATACCCACGATAGCGAGTTGCATAAGCAGTGTTTGTCATCTCTGCCGCTGTTTTAAAAATCTGGGTGTACCCAAAATCGTCTTCTAACTCAGAAGAGAATACATCGGGTGAACCAGAACCTTCTTCAAATGAAGAACCTATGATTTGAGCTACGTCATCATCAGCAATGCTATTACTTCCACTTACAGCAGATACATCAATTACCTTACCTGTAAATGTGGATTGATTGCTTGCATGAGCAACTCCTGAATCTACTCTCACTAATGCCTGACCGTATCCATCTGTATCATCTTTCGTTCCGACGGCTAAGACCATACCTTTAATCAGGTACTCTACAGCGGCTCCATCAGCAGTATCAACAGTAAATGAATACGAAGAACCTGCGGCAACCGTACCAACAGCACCCTTAATCAAAAGAGAACGGTCTGTAAAACTAATTCGGTTACGATTTTCTAAATAACGGAACACGGGGTCATCGGTAGGTGATTTAGCAACCTGATTAAGATATACGAAGAATGGTGATTCTTCTGGAACTAACTCGGCAACTCTGTCACCGAAGTTAAATATTCGTCTTCTATCCGGTCTTTGACCTACACCAGCATCAGAGGTAGTAGCTGTTATATCACTGGATTTTAATACTCCAGAATTAAATGATATTGCCATTTTATTACCTTTGTGTTATGTGGTTATTATTAATCACGGTAATCTTCCAGAACCTCCAGTCGATATGATCGAGTCAAACATCCTATCAGCATCATTGCGTTGAGATGTCTGTGGCTGTCCTTGAAGCACTCCTGCTGTGCGAGGAGCCTGCTTTGCCGCAGTTACCGCTTCCATTGTATCATTGTTTGCAACAGATTGACCGTTTTGCATCTGCCAAAGTTTAACTAGATTGTTCAAACCTACTCTCTCTTTTGGCTGTGTTGTGAATTGCAAGAAATCATTTATGTCATTGTCTGACATCTTGTATGTTCCCCTTAATTCATTCACAGTGTTTTGCATTTGCATTTCAGACTGTATCTGTTGCTGTTGTTGGGATAATGCAGACTGCAATCTCTGCTGAACCATATTTTCTATTTTGTTATTTACATATCGTCCAGATTCAGAGTTTTCATCTGTAAAAGCATCCCAAGGATTGAAATCGTCCTTACCAACTGTTTGCTCTGGTTGCTGTTGTGTTTGTTTTCCGGCAATACCATCTTCAAGAGTTTTTACCAAGTCTGGTCTCTGCTCCAGTAGTTGAAGGATTTGAGCACCTTGTTGCAATTTAGCATTTTCGGCCTGAGCACGATCATACATAGATTGAAACTTCTTTGCTTCTGCTTCATAATCTATAGAAGTAGACTGTTCTTGTGTAGGTTCTTGATTTTCAGCTACAAGCTCTGGGCCTGCCTGCTGACTGATAATATCCTCTTCAAAAGCACTATTAGCACCGGGCTGTTCGCTAGGGACATTCATTTCCTGTTGTTCTAGTGTTGACATAGTTTCTCCTTAGATGTCTTTAGGCTTCTGGAGCAGAACTGACTTTTCTCTGAACATCTTTCAGATTGTTAGCCAATTTCTCAACCTCAAGCTTCACCTCATTTTCTAGTTTTCCACGTTGTACCCTTCTATCTGCTTTAGACTCAGAATTGATTTCGGATAGCCTAGATTTAAACTTCTCGACTTCAACTCTCTTTCTATCACTGACAGACTCTCTTTGGGCAGTTTGCAAGTCACCCTGCAAATTCTTTATCTGTTCCTGCATTGCCTGTATCTGCTGTTGCAACAACTGCTTCTCTTCTGTTCTACGCATAATACCTTCCTTATCAAACAACTCAGGATTCTTCTTTAACACCTCGTAACGATCAACAATTCCTAACTGGAACGCTTCTAAGTAAACAGCAAGCTCTGCATATTTACTAGATGGCAATGTTGATCCGGGCTCAATTCTTACATCATGCTGATCTAACATGTGTCTTTCTTTCTTTAAATCTAACACAGCTTGGGAAACATCTGTATAGAAATTTGCCATAACTTCAGTTATATTGTTATTTGGCTGTGCTAATCTAAAAATCTTTTTGTATGTGTAGTGACCTTTGGATAGGTTATACAATACCTTACCCAACTTATTCATACTAAACTCTATGTCTCTGAGTTTAGACTTTGGTCTTTCACTACCCAAGGCAATCATTCTTTCTGTTGCTCTCATAGTCTCTGGAGCTTTTTCTGCAAAGCCATGCATCATCTCAGGAAGGCCAAATATAAAATCTATATAAAACTCTGACTGCTGTATCAACCTATAGAACTCACCAGCTAAAGGTTGAGGGGCTGGGTAGTGCGGTTCACCTTGGGATGAATCAACTTCTATTACGGCATTGGGGTTTGCCCAGTCTTTCTCTAACTGATCTATATCGTCCACACTACCCAAAGGAACTAACAATTTTAACCCTGCTGAAGCTTGTGCATGAGACAGTGCAAGTGACCATAACTTATTTAAAAGTCTTTGCATAGGTCTAGCTCTTGAAACATCTGACTTGGGATAAGGAGTGCCAGTCCAGATATTTGGAAGGGGCACTATGGGATATTCATCGGTATTAAGTATCTGTTCATACAGCACAACCTCACCCATCGATGCACACACTTTTACACGAGTTTGTAAAACTTCTATGGTTGTAAATGCTCCAATGTCAAAAGCATCTGAGTTTTCTTCAAAGAACTTAGTATACTCTTCCTGAGAAAGAATATCCTCCTCCTGAGTCTTCATATCAATAACTCTGTAATAAGGAACTTTTACTTTATAAAATCTTTCTAACACCTGATACTTCTTTACTTGATAGTAGTCTTTGTCTTTTACATCTGCTGGCGTAAACACCACCATTGAGTTTTTATTCTGTGAAGATGGATAGTCTTCTTCATCGTATGTAAATCCAGATATATCGTTAATTAAACCGGGTATAGTTTCTCCTGTTTCTGGATCGACTCTATCTCCTAATTCTGGGTAGAGGTTAACGGCTTGCTCACCTGTTAAGATGGTGGAAAGGATGATACCATCAGAATCGCTAAACCAACGATCACGAGAGCTAGGAGAAGCATATACTCTAAACGGATCGACATAAGTAAACTTAACGTCACCTCTACCAAAATCTGATTCTCTATCAATATAAGCATATAGATAGCCCATTCCTGTTGTAGCATAATCCTGTATGGCCTGTTTCATTTGCCAGTCACCATCAGAGTTTTGCCACACATAACCCATGATTGTTCTCCATAGAGTAGCAACCTGCACGTCTGAGTCTTCTCTTGGAGTCAATGTAAAAGCTGGTGCTCTTGCAGTTAAGACTGCTTTAAATTTTTCAATAGCCGCAGATACACGATCCATAGGTATGTCTGCCTGATTACGCTGTGATAGCTCGTCAGACTCGTCTTGACTAAAATGATTACCTAAATAAAAATCGATATCTCTACGAGCTTCTGTATCCCACTCTGATCTTGAGTCACGCCACTGGCGGTACAATTCATCGTTATATAATGCTCTTGGGTCTTGTTCCATGCTTTTTACTCAGGAAAGTTTCCAAACATTTCTCTAAGTTGCATCTCTCTCATTTGTTGTTCTCTATCTAAAATAGGATTTCCAGTAGGAGAGTCCAGCATTTCCGCATTACCCAACATGCCCTTTAGCCTCATTAATTGCAAAGCTTTTCTAGCTCGGTTTACAGTATCTTGCTGTATACTATCTTCTAACATCATAGCTTGTTCTCTCATAGCACCTAATGTACTACCTTCATACATAGAAGGATCTGCTTGCCTAGCACCAATCTGTAGCGGATCCATAGGTTGAGGTGGTAACATAACCTCACCACCGTCTTGATAGCTCATCATCTTTTTCTTTTTCTTAGCCATTCCACCATATTGCATACCCATCATGTTTTTCTTCATGGCCATTCCACCACCCATCATACCCATAAGTGAATCATCTACCATACCACCTTCCTGCATATAGCCCATACGGTTTCTTACCATCTCTGGTAATTTACCTAAGCCGGGATTGTCTTCTGGTACTGGTTTTAACTGTCCACCTTTTTCCATCATCATCATCTTATCTTTGACCATGCCACCATGACCATAACTCATCATTTTATTTTTTACCATACCACCGTGACCATACTGATCCATAACCATACCGCCGCCACGATACGCATCTACCATACCACCAGTACCCATAGGCTTAGGCCCAGCATTTACCATGCCACCACCGTACATGCCTTTCATGTTTTCTGTTGTTGCCATTTCAATGAGCTTATCGATATTAGAGTGCCCACCCTTTTCTGGCATATTGTTTATCATGTTCAACATAGGAACTCCTATCATATCTACGGCTTCTTTGCGGATAACAAATTCACCGGGTGTTAAAATTGTTTTTACTGTATCTGTAGTACCGGGCATTATTCTTTAATCTCAAAATGTGGAAAGTCATCAAAGCGATTGTCTTTGACTTCCCATCTACCTTTCTCTTCATACATGTCCCAGTTTCCACCCCATCTTATCTTATAGCCCATGCTCCTACCAATGCCAATAACGAACCCAGCAAAGAGGGTTTGTCGTTCCCTGTCCTCCCAATCCACAGGATAAGGGGTAACGTCAACGGCTTTAGAAGGGCTAGAATTATGCCTACCATTAGGATACCTAACCTTAGTACGTTTTTCATCATATAGTTTATTTTGCCTCTCCTTACTTCTGTGACCTTCCAGTATAGAGCAGTCTACGTGCTTAATAACCTCATTAAACACCTCCTGCAACCTTTTGTCACAAGTTGCTAATCTTTTCTTTGATCTTGTTGAGTACCTTGGCATGTGTGTATTTAGCTATCTTATCTTAACAATAAACAATGTAATAGTGCAACATTTAAAGTCTAGAACCTGTCATCCAGTTGTATGCTTTGTTTTGTATCTTGCGTATAGGATGATTATCAACGTTTTCAATAGATTCTAGTTTAGACCTGCTACTCTTTGGTGCTTTTGCAAAATAGTCTGCATAATACAAAGCATCCATAACATCATCATTTCTAGGCTTAGGATGTTCAAAGAACTCATCTACTAACTCTGTCATCTCTCTTTGTATATACAACTTCTTAGAATTAACAATAGGGCCAAGGGTAGTTTCCAACCTGTCTTGTTTTTTGATTCTAGCCGGAGGCTTAACTCCCTTAAATATACCCGGAAGAAGTCTTTTCTCTTTTGCGGAAAGCCGTGTAACCATATCCCGAACCATCTCCTGTGCCGCAACTGTCTCAATCGTGACTCTACGTACAGGGCTGTATTTGTTTGCAAGTCTAATAATCTCTTTTGGAACATCGAATGTTGGTATACGCTCACGAAAATACTCCAGTACATACCGATTATTGCTGGAATCAATGCCCATGACCAGTATGACTTGATAGTCAGAAGTCTCTGAAGCTGTTGCCGCAAGGTCAACACCCATGTAGATATGGATTGGTATGGCATCTTCACCGTCTATAAGGTAATTAAATTTATTTTTACATTCAACCCTTCCGTTGTAGTATTGTATTCTATCTATCTTAAACGATGCACTGGTAACATCTCTAGCATCATTCATATACTCCTGAGCAAACTTATTAACCAAACCAGCTTCAATAAACTCTCTCTTCTTTGCATCTAGTTTCTTTTTGCTAAACTGAGATTCCCATAAAGGTCTACCATCTTCTATAGCCCTGTAAAAGTTTACATCCCAAGGATATGCCCTTTTGTCCTCTTGTGCCTTCTTCCAACCGTCATACGTCATTTGCAGGTAAGAGTCATAGTGTACAATAGTTCCAGAAAGCCATATCCAGCCCTCCTTGCCCGGTGTTTCTTCTAAGGCAGGGTACACTGTGGATACGATCCATTTCTTGATGTCTGCACGCCTTTCTGGCGTTTTTGTGTTAAGCTCTGATTCAAAGTCATCAAGAACAATACCAGTATATCGTACATCTACTTCTGCCCTACCTCTAAGTCTTTGTGATGTACCTTTGGATATTACCCTATCACCTTTGGGTGTAACTAAATCTTTTTCTGTCCAGCGTTTACCTACACTACCACCATCCATATTTCCAAAGTAGTATCGTATCATTTTATTGTTTTCAAAGTGAGAGCGGATATATTTTAAATGATCTATAGCCTGTGACTGTTCTTCTGATACCCATGCAATAAAATGTTGCTGGTCATCAGCCGCAAAGCAAAGCTTGTGCATGATAGCGGCTTTGGCTACTACAGACTTACCATGACCTCGTGGTATGATATTGCATATCCTAGCTCCGGGTCTTGTATCTATCATCTTCTGACCCATTTCGTAATGAAAGGGTGCTGATTCTGATTTTTTTAAGAAGTCATTAGGGAGAAAGGCTCTTCCAAAGTAGATAAGGTTTTTATATGCTTTTGCTAGCACCTCATCTCTCCTGCCCATCTCTGATGGAGGTGGGGTAATGTTAAAACTCATTCAGATAATTGTTTCTTTGTTTCTGGTAATATACCTTGTTCAAATGCTTTGAGTTTGTCTCTGCTAAATCCAGAGAACTCTTGTATCAATGCTACTGAGTCTACTTTCTTTTCTGTAGACAGTAAGCCAGATATTTTCATCAGTGTTTCCAAGGCTCTAAGCTTATCATTGTCTTTTGCATCTTTTTTATCTACAACATCTTTAGTGCTTTCCAATAAGTATCTTTTTGTAATACCTACCTCTGACATTAAGTTTTCTATTTCTTTATCCACTGCTTGCCTCACTGTTTTGTTTTTAAGTAGTAGTGTTGATTTTCTTTCTGCATACTCTAGGCTGTTTGTAGTTGGAAATGCTTTTTGATATGCTTCTATGGGTTCCATACCATGTGCAATATACTTTGCAAAGTTTTTCTTAGCCAATGTTAAATGGCCTTGAGTTGCTACATCATATCCAGATCGTTTTGAAAACCTATACATTTCATCCTTAACTGAACCACTAAAAGGAAGTTTACTTTTTAAGCTAAACATTCCTATGATTGTTCTCGTATATGGAGTTTTTTTTCTTCTCTTGTAAGCAAAAGAACCTTTTTTAAGTACTTGCACTATTTTACCATCATCTGCAAGACACCAGTCCCCCTCCTCTGCTTTTTTCCAGTCTGTAATTAGAGGTGTGTTAGGATGTGCAGTACGAAACTCCAATTCAGATTCATAGGCAAAATGCTTAACGCCTTTAATAGTACGGCTTAGTGCCAACTAGTTAGGCTCTTTGTCTGTAAACAGGTTCACGTCTAATATCTGTAGTTCCGGCATATTCTTCATGCGGTACAATAATTCGGATATTAAACCTATTTGCTTGGAGTTGGGGTCTATAACATCCATAAGCTTTAACTCTGCAGATATCTCACGACAACGCTCTAGGTTTTCAAATACGTTACCTATTTCAAAGTCGCCAGCTAAGGCTTTTTGGTATAATGTTTTGTATTCTGACATGATTTAATTTAATAAAAACTTGACAACTATGTTTGATATAATATATATTTAATTATCCTAGTTTAGTTTGCGGTTGGTTATTTATAATAGTACTATAGTATATATAGTATAATAGTATATATAGTATATATTATATATAATATATATATAATATATATATAGTAATATAGTATATATAGTAATATATAGTAATTATAGTAAGTAGTAAATAGTAATATAGTATATATAGTACCGCCTTTGTATTTGTAGTACCGCCTTTGGGGAAAACTTCCAAAAATTTTAAAAAATTATATTAGCATGTGTGTTTTTCTTTTTTTGCACACGGCCGCCCCCCTAATCCGTTTCTAGGTTAGAAATATTGTGTTAGAAAAAGCAAATTGACTTAAGTCAGTTATATTATACAACGCAAATTTTTTTAAAAAAGTTTAAATATTATGGAACTTTTTTCATTTCTGAAACGTATAATAGTCAAAGACATTGACTAAATGTCTTGATGTTCTTTGACAATTATACGATATGCAATCAGCCGATGGTGGTCGGGCTGTACCTTTACTTTGTGATGTATGTAAGAATGAAGCCGAGTATTGGATACGGTGAAAATAGACCTAGACTTATTATGGAAGCATGGCTACCTGATCGTAGAATGAAGGGTAGCACAAAAAACTTAATCTTAATCTAAAATAAATAAGGAGCATTAAAATGCAATTACATGATCTTAATAACATCACTGACTTAGTACCAGTTACAGAATCTAACCAAGTTACAGAACCAACTATTAAAAACTATGGTGGTAACCTTGATCCATTTATGGAAGTTCACAAGGAACAACTAACCTTTCCTGATGGTTCTGTAAATCCTATGGTTTATGGTGTTCGATTAGGTACTCAGGATAAATTGTTAGCTGGTAATGTCTCAGCAAATTATTTGTTAGTACCTAATAGGGAACTAATGGATGTTGCTATGGAAATTATGGCTGTTAGCGGATTGAAATGGGAACATGAAAAAAGGTTCTTTAATAACAAAGGTCAGTTCAGAGATATATATTTCTGTAAAGATGGTGGATTAGAGAAACCAGTTCCTAATGTTGGTGATCTTGTGGGGCTAGTACTTGAAGTACAAAACTCTTACAATGGATCAACTGGTGCGGGAATTAGAATCTACTTCCAGAGATACATTTGTAAAAACGGTATGACTTCTAATAAATATGGCTTTGGTTATATGTTTAGTCATAACAAAGGCCAAAGCCTGAATTGGAAAGATGAGATATTCCAAGCAACTAATTTGCTTAGAAACTCATCCGAGTACCATTTAACAAACTTTGTTGAGGCTTGTGGTAAGTTACAGAAACCAGTTGATAATACAGAAATCAAGTTAATTAGGGAAAAGTATATTCCTAAAGGAACTAGTGGAAATCAATTACCAATACAGCAATTTGGTCAACTTATGGACAAGTACTATGAAGATGGTGATTTCACAGCATGGGGTTTGTTAAATGCGGGAACAAGTGTACTATGGCATCCTGAAAAGCTAACCAATGCTAACTTCAGTAATAATAGTGTAGTGGTTGATGGACTTTTACAATATGGTAAGGATACAGAAGAAACTACTTTTGTAGACCCTAACCAGACTGATATGTTCCAGTCATAACACAAAACAGAGATAGGGAGCCAAAAGGCTCCCTATCTCTAATTTTTTTTATTTTTATATTTTTTTATATTTCTGTGCACGTAGGTAGATTGTGCACGTAAGTAGATTTTTTATAACTTTGTGCACGTTGGTAGTTTATTTTTATTATATAGTGTGCACGTAGGTAGGTAATCCCCCTAAGTTCTGTAATATGTGGGTATATATGTAAGTTAATTACTTCTCTTGTTTATACTATATTATATAAGCTGATTTATATACCACATCCCCCTTACACATCCCCCCAAAAAAGATTTAATTTTTTTTTAATTATTTTGAAACTTTTTTTAATGCTTGGAGTATAGTATATATAACAATTAATAAGGAGTTTTAAATATGTCAAATAATAATATGATAACTAGAAAATGGAGTAAACAAAACGTGCAAGAGGTTTTAAAATCTTTGAGAAGTGCAAAAACAAAAGAAGGAAAAAACATATTTAATGTTGTGAAAAAAGACAACCTTTATGAAGTCAAAGCAAACAAAAATAATGAATTAGTTTTTGGGGCAATGCTTGGAAGGGTTGATTATCTAGTAACATTTGATAAAAGATTATTTTCAGAAAAATAAAAAAACTTTGGAACTTTCCGCAACTCGGATAGTATAACAAGTAACAAAACAAAAAAATGGAGTAAAAAACATGAGAACATTTGACAAATACAAACAAAACCTAAGAGCCACAGACGATTCTGTATACAGCTATGAAACGAGGGTGGCAGAGATAGACCACAAAAACAGAACAATTACACCGCTTGGGTGGTGGTCTGTAACTACATCAAAACATATAAATTATGTGGGTTCTGAATACGGCTACAAAGTACAGAAAGTAAACTAACTTACAGAAATTAAAGGGGGTGTGTAATGCATCCCCTTTTGGAGAAATAAAATGAATAAAAAATATAAAATAGTTTTTGTAGATGATGAAATAGGATGGAGTATTTGTGATGTGTGTAATAAGTACGGAAACTTTTTTGATGGTTATTTTTACGGATTTAATGGATTTACACAAAAAGAACTAAACAAACTAGGACTATCTCATTTAGATGCAAGTAAAGATAATGTTAGATGTGATGATTGTTTAACAATTAAAAAATAAATGGGAACTTTATTTTAAGAGTGTAGTATAATAAGTAAATAGGCGAGGAGAACGATAGAGGGAGTAATTACCCTAATCATTGAATTGATAATCTTAGTACCCTCGCCAAACAATAAAAGGAGCAGTAATACAATGAGTAATAAATACAACGGATGGACAAATTATGAAACTTGGAATTTTAATTTGTGGATCACAAACACAGAGGGAGATTATAGACACGCCCTACAACTCACAAAGGATTCTATAAATAAGTATGAGTTATCTAAAGACCTTGAAGAGTGGGCAGAAGATATGGCTGATGATGTTCTTAGATCATACGAATACGCACATGGATTTATTACAGACATGGTGAATAGTTCTGTAAAATCAGTCAATTTCTATGAGGTAGCTGAACATTTGTGGGATGAGGTACATGATGAGGAGGAAGAGTGATGAAGAAGTGGATAATAGTAGAAGGCTTAACAGAAGATGGAAGGCAAAAAGAATACCAAGTTTCTGATGGTGAGCCTTATGATGGTACAGATAACAAGAACGAAAGAACAATGTCATACGATTTTACAGACTTACAAGAAGCAAAAGAATTGTGTAAAAAACTAAATAAAAGGAGCAAATAAAATGCACATGATAATAAGAAATATTGTATACGCTAATTCTGGAAGTAAGGCGATTTCCAAAGCTAGAAATAACATGGATAACCTATGCGAAGGGCAGTATCCATTCGACTACTATGATACTTTTGACAATGGAGGTACTTCGTATTGGGGTGATAGACTACAACCCGTATCCGATATAAGCACCGCAGAAGGGCGTAAATTGGTGGTAGACGGGTGGAGAAACACATTAAGGGATATGAGGTATCACTTACAAGAAATACGGAAGATTACAGAAAATAAGAGCGACCTAGAAATCATACAATCTCTGAAAGAAAATCATCTTCAACACCACTATTATTCTATTGGAATGTATCAAGGTTCAGGAGTGTGGATGTATGACACTGATGGTGAAGGGATAAAGTCTAGGAATCATTTAAACAATGCATTAACCAAATGGGGCGGTATAGATATTACAGAAGAAGAAAGAGATCAAAAGGTTTTTGTAGTACCCGCAGATGTACATTATTAAGGAGGTGTATGATGACAGAAACAAGAACATGTAAAGGGTGTAATGTCAGTATGGATTTATCAGAGTTTGCTAAAACGGGTATGTTTGACAAGTCGGGCAATCCATACAGAAGATATTACTGTACAAAACATGGGTGCTATTGGGATCACAAAAAGAAAACACCTAACGGAAGAATGGAGAAGGCTAGAAAGGTGAGAGAGTACAAAGAACAACTGAGTTGTGGAAGTTGTGGTTACTCTCAGAAATCAAGAGGTAAAAAGTTTTCTACTTGGGCACTACAATTTCATCATCACGACCATACGAAGGAAGCCAATGTTGGCAACATGATTAGTAATGGATTCGGACTTAAAAAGATATTTGATGAGATCAAGAAGTGTATTGTCCTTTGTGCTAACTGCCACATGGAATTACATGGACATCAAAATTATTAAAATAAATTGGAACCAATACGAACTAACCTCGTATAACGAATAAACAAAGGAGAAGCAATGGGTAAAATAAAAGCGTTAGTAACCGACATGGGTTACGATAGTGCCAAGAGATACTTGGAAGAGATCAAAAGAAAACTAGAGCGTGATAAGGAAAGGAGTAAACATGCCGTATCCAATGACAAAAAAGATAACTAAGGAAGATGTAGTTATGTTCTTTGAACTAGATATTGACAACTGCAAACTAAAGAAAAAAGACTTTTGTGAAGTGATAGCAAGTTTCATAAATGATCCGATTTCTACAAGTAAACTATATAGAGAAGAGATCAATCTATACTTTGAAACTAGGAGAGATTTGTAATGAATAGAAATAGCATATCAATAGAATTAATGAGAACAACTTATTGCAATAATGATAGTTTACCCCACAGAATAGAAGAGCTATTTTGGGAATTAGATAGTGATATGAATGGCAACAATGGAGAGGAGTATTTATGGGAGGAAGCAAGAGCAAAAGGACTTGATTGCAACCTAAGGTATATAACACAGCTATACGAAGATACAATGGATGATGGTTGGTATGATTGGGATGATCACAGTCAAATAGATGACTGTATTAAACATTTTGTAAAATTTTATGATCGTGAGGGATATAATCACTATAAAATAGGAGATGCTTGTATTGACACAAATGATAATGGAAAAACTTGGAACATTGCAATTCCATACATAACGTATTAGGAGAAACTTATGAACTCAAAAGAATATCAATTTATGAGAGAGGACTTCCTTAAGAAAACTCTCAAACTTTCAGACGACAAACGCATTGAGTATACAGAAGGACACCATAACTCAAATGTTTTATGGAACTTCGAGAACATAGCAAAAACATTAGGGCTATCACCAATGAAGGTACTTTCTGTATATTTAATGAAGCATACAAGTAGTCTTTTTAACTATTTCAAAGATGGTAAAGAATACTCGGAAAGCATAGAAGGTAGGATTATGGACATCATTAACTACCTCTTGTTATTAGTCTGTATGATAAGAACATATAAACAAAAAGGAGAAGTAAAAGATGAAAGGTTATGAGCTAGATAAGTTAGCTGAGTTAGTTCACCCTGACCTAGATGAAGCTATTGATAGAGAGTTAAAGCATATTGCTAGTGAGTATGGATTGAATGAAGAACTGGTAACGATAGCTTGGGAAACATGGGTATTAAAAAGAGCAAAGCAGGTGGAGGGATAATATGATACATTGGTTACAATCTTTATCAGAGAATGGATTTGATGTTTTTATAGTCGTATACCTTGCGATACTACACCTTATCTACCACTACTTAATGAGGTGGTACATTAAAAACATAACAGAAGAAATTAGTGATAATCAAAAAGTTATATTAAATGTTTTATATATGATGAATGAAGAAAAACCTAACATACAATCATATATAAAATGGGAAAGACCATTTGAAGGAGAAGAAGAATGATACTAATAGATTTAGCAGAATGGATAGTGAACTTTCTTGTACTTGGTATGGGTTTGGTAGCTTTCTCAATGGGAATGTTTTTGGTAACTTTAGTAGTTTACACAATCCAAGACTGGAGGGGAAAATGACAGAGTTAGCTATCTTGCTATTCATAATAATTTTATGCACAGCGTTTGTAGTTTCCATAGATGAAGTGAAGCGTGAAAAGAAGAAGAGGTTTCGTAAGTGAATAAATATAAGGAGTTACAGCTAGAACTACTACAGTATGAAGCTATGGTGGAAAGGCGGGATAAGAAGATCAAGAGACTCAAGGATGTTATCAAGGCTCAGGATGAAAACGATTGCAAAGTGTTCCGATGTTGGCAATGTAAGTCAGAGTTAATATGGGGTGGCGATCACGACATACAAGAGACGTATGAAGACGAACATAGCGAAGGTATCGTATCTAACTTTACTTGCTCAAATTATGATTGCAATACGCATGTTGAGGTCTACCATATCTTTGACGTGAAAAATTAATTTGGAACTTTTTGAAACTTGGTGCGTTTAATAAGTAAGCACGAAGCTTAAAACAACAATAATAAAAAGGAGCTATTATGAAATTACCTAAACCAACAAGAAAGAACGACAAGAAACAATCGTTGTTTGAGTCTAAGCAAGATGTGATAGACTGGTTGGAATACATGCTACACTATCAAGACTTATCTAGTGCGGAGTGTATGGTAGCACCCTCAGAGAAAATAGAGAAGCCTTATGTTAAGGTGTTTGTAGATGAGGTTATTAGGAAAAGATACAGAGAGATGATTGACTGGTTAAAGTCAGATCAGGTAGCGTAAACTAAACTGGGGCGGGGCAACCCGCCCCTATAAAAAGGAGCAAGTAATGAAAACTGTAGAACAAGTTAAAAGAAAAATAAAAACCATTGAGAGATTAGAACGTATATGCCATCCGAAAGATGAAGAGTTGTTATTTTACTATGAAGGTTGTCTTGATATGTTAAGATGGATAATTAGTAAAGAGCCTATTACAGCTATAGATGGTGGAGGTTATGGCTGTGTAGTCTGGGACTATGACAAAGAAGAATTTTTCAGGGATGAAAGTTTATTAAACCATTAAGAGGAGAAGTAATGAAACTAACTAAGAAACAAAAACTAAAGCTAAAAGACAAAGGATATGAGCCTTGTGTCAGGCATCTTAATCTTTACCCAGAAGACTTTTACAGACTTAAGACTTGGGTAGAGGTCAGGGAGTGTCTAGGTATTGATGACTGTGATGAAGTCGTTTTAAGTGTATCAGGTGTTAAAACAAGGCAGGGACAACAATGAAAGAGTATTACTGGACAATAACAGCTAGTGGATTTGTGGAAGCTGAGTCAGTTGAGGAAGCTAGATCTATTCTGAAAAAAGATGCGATTGGTTATGTCATGGATGATGAGAAATATCTAGAGATAGATGTAGACTCAGGTGAATCAAAAGATACAGAAGGGGGCACTGATGAAACTAGATAAGTATACAATAGAATCACTTACAGAAATTGGCATTGATTACAGAAAGCTAAACAAAGAACAGATAGATGCCATCATGTTTCCAGAACATGCACCTGAAAACTATTACCAAGATGGAGAGATAGGAGAGAGAGAAGCAGATTACCTACACAGCCAGAGACTGATTCAATGTGGAGTTGTCGGGGAGACATATAAGAAAGCATGGAAGCTCGTATATTAATTGTGGTAATTGAAAATAATTATAACTAAATTAAAAAGAATCGAAACTTGAGATGTTGAAGAGATGTGCCACATGCAAAGAAGAGAAACCCCGTAAGGAGTTTTATATCAATCGTGCTAAACCCGATGGTAGACAATACTCCTGCAAGGTGTGTCAGAAGAAGTATCACAACGATACGTGGTATGAATCTCATAGGCAACACAGGATACAGCAAGTCAAAGAAAGAAAGGCTCGTGTAACAAGAGAAAATTATAAAAGAATATTTATGGAGTACTTTATTTATGGCTGTGTAGATTGTGGTGAGAATGACCATCGACTTCTGGAGTTTGATCATGTTAAGGGATCGAAAAAGAGAGGGAAGTTCAGACCAACTGAGGGAGTAGGTCATCTTATAAGAACTGGTTACAAATGGGAAACCATAGAGAAGGAAATACAGAAGTGCAAGATAAGATGTAGGAACTGCCATCACTTAAAAACCCATAAGCAATTTGGTTATATGAAGCACATAGAAGATATTGTAAAAGAATATAATAAAAAACGGGAACAAATCAGTAAACGATGCGTTACATAATAGAACAACAAAAAGGAGAAGACAGTGTTTACAGTATTAAGTAAACTGAAATATCAACTAGCTAAGGAGATCACTAATGTGGAGAAGCAGTGGGACGATAATCCATCTAACGATTATTATTTCGCTGAGATTAGTGGACTAAGAAAAGCCCTAGAGTTTGTGCAGAAAGCAGAAGCAGATGAGCTAACAGCACTAGACAAATGGGCACAACAAGAACAAGGAAAGGACAATGCAGTCAACATTAGGAAACTATCAAGAGGTTAACGTACATAACGTTAAGTCCTTGTCTACTGAGACATCGGCTATTAGGAACGGCAAGTACTACGTCAAGACTATATATGCCAAGACAGATGAGGGTGCTGTGATAGAGATTAACTTCTATGCAGACAAAGAAAAAACATTGGAGACAAAAGATTAAATGAAATTATTACAGGGCAGGCAGGATCGGTTTTTGCTCCAACGAATTTTCCGATCCACTCCGCAACTACACATCTCAAAGGGCCTGCCCTGCCCCATTATACCAAAGGAAAAACTATGCTAGACATTCAAAAAATATATGAAGACTGGTTGCGAAAGGGTAACGAACTGCATAGGAAAAAAAGGTATCAGGGGAAAGAAGAGTGGTTTCATGCTTCATCATCTGGAATGTGTGTTCGTAAACATTACTTCCAACATGTTGCAGAGGTGGAGCCTAAAGAAATAGATGACAACACCATGAGATTATTTAGACTTGGAGACTTAGTGCATGGAGATATTCAAGAAGCACTAATGGATTATGCAAGAATTAATGGTTCTCAAATAATGATAGAACGTGAAATACGATTGCCTGATGTAAACGTACGTGGGTTTCTAGATGTTGCTATTGTTGAAGATAACGCATTGTACGATATAAAAACATGTAACGCTTGGAAGTGGAAAGGTTTGTTTGGTCGTAAGCCAGATCCTAACCCTGCTGTTAATTATAATATACAGCTAGGAACATACGGTTGGTGGGTAGAAGAACATACTGGGAACAAATTAAAGAAACTTGCGTTATTATATTATAACAAAGACAATTCAAGAATGAAAGAAAAGGTAGTGCCAGTATCCTATATTAAAAAAGCAAAAGAATATTGGTACTATGTTAAAGAGAATTTTAAAACAGGTAATCCACCTATAGAGTTAGGCATAGCCCCTGTATACAAATGGGAGTGCAACCCTAAATATTGCAACTTCTATGAAGTATGTGGCGGTGGATACAAAGAGAAAGGAGTCGATCTATGAAGAACAAAGATCAGGAAATAAAGAAGCTAATTAGAACGTATGAGGATTTATATATTGCCTGTGCTGTAAATATCCCTTTAGAACTAATGCAGGTTCAAGACCCAACAGATCATGATAGAATAATAAGTACCTCATTAGCAAACAAAATAAAAAAGCTTAGACTTGAGGCTTTGGAAATTAGAGATAAGATGTATCCAGAGGAAAAAGATATTTTTAGACTTCCACATCTTAAAGACATGAAAATAAAAAGGAAAGGAGGATCAAAATGAGTGATCAGCAACCCGATTGGGATAAAATAACAGAAGGTAAGATACGGCATGGTGTCGCAGTAGCCTTCATTGAAAAAGGGCATGACCTTACACCCGACAACATGAAGACAATGGAGAAATGGGTGCAGTTTATCATACATGGTTATCATGGTATTAAAGAAATGCTTGATAAGAAAGAAGCCATGACAGATAAAGAACTGGTTAAGGAGGTAAAGGATAAGTTTAACGGTACAGTAATTAAAGAGACGGATGAAGAATATGTTGAAAAGCAGATTAAGAAAGCAGTGCAGTCTTTAGGTGCTAAGAACAAAAACAAAGTACTGTATCAATTAAAGAACGGCAACATTACTATTGATAATTTAGATGCATGTCTATCTAAAATAGAGGTAATGAAGTCAGCCTAAGATGGATTTAGGAGATGCATTTTACCCTGACGATCCGCTTGATTTCAGTAAGTCAGTCCCTGCGGGAAGATACACCGCTAGTATTGTAAGCATGGATATGTCTGAGAACGTAAGGTTCGGTAGGTATGTGGCAGATATATTCAAGCCTGAATACGCAATAGATAAGGACGAGCATCCCGACTATGCTGATAGTATCGTAAAGGATAATGGGATATTCAGATACAAGAAGACGGAAGATTCGTTATACGAGCACAAGAAGAACTGGGGCTTTGCAAAGTTTATCTCCATGATGAAGCTTAGGAAAGAAGACGGGAAGGGTAATCAACTGCCCTTCCTTTATCTTCACGATATTAAAATGGCTAAGGTATTAATAGATGTATACAGGAAGAAATTTATAAACGACTTAGATACAGAAGTTCACTACCCCGTAGCCAGAGTAATACAATTATTAGATCAACCACCTGTACCATTCTAATGGATATACTAACAAAAAAAGGACAAAAGTCTTTAGAGTATGAAAGAAAGATGTTAGATAAAATAAACTTTCATATATGCAAAGAACACAAAGAAAACTCTATGTTGATAGAGACTGACAAAAACATGGATGCTAAGGTGGATGGGATTATTGTGAAAAACAATCAGGTCTCAGGGATTTTCGAGTCTAAGTGTAGAGATATGAGTCTTATGAAGCTCAGAGAGTTTGGGTCTTGGCTTATTACCTTTGATAAAATACTTGAAGGTAGAAAACTATCACAGCTTTTGAGAGTTCCTTTTATTGGCTTTCTTTATTTGATACCAGATGAGATTATTATGTATTGGAAAATCACAGATAAATATGGAAACTTTCTGTTTGATTTTGACGTTAAAAATACAAAGACACAGAAAACAATTAACGGTGGTAGCATTGTTAGAACCAATGCATACTTACCAGTAAAGAGAGGAGCAGAACTATTATGAAAAAATATACATGTACAGCTTTGATTAAATATTCAAAGGAAGAGGTTTCACTGCATATTAACGCATTGAACATGGCTATACTAAGTTTTAAAGATAATGATATGCATAGTTACATCAAGCCCTACAAGTCTTTATTGAAAGATATGAAGAGGATAGAATCTAAAATGACAGACAAAGAAAACAATGCAATCTTAGACAGACTATCTGAAGAAGAATTAATGGTAGAGGGATCGGTAATAAAAAATGTTTGATCTCACCAGAACAAAATATGTAAATGGTCATTACATTATAGAGTATTTGTATGAGTGTGATAAGTGTGACAATACTCACTGGTCAGATTCCAAAAGACTTTACATGAGTTGCCCTCGCTGTAGAAATAAAAAGGTGCACAGTAAAATGAGGTTAGCAGTATGAAGAATCCTAAAAACGTAAGGCGTGGTAGAAGAGCAAGGCAACGTGGTGCAGAGCTACAGAGACAAGCAGTACGTATGGCGAAAGAAGCAGGGCTCGAAGCTTTTAACAGAGACCGAGGTGGTGCACAGCATGAACAGGGAGATATAGAAATAGAAGGACAATACTTTGGATGCAAAAGAAGAAAACAAATAGCAGTGTGGATGAAGCCAGAGAAACAAGAGCATGGTGTAGTAATCCGTGAAGATCGTGGTAAGCCTTACATTGTTTTAGACTATGAATATTTTATTAACACATTATCTATAATGAAGGAGATGGCAAATGAAGACAAATAAATTAATGGGTGCTAGGGGACTAGTTACATACTATAAAAAAATTATTAAACAAGGTAGAGTTTCACCAAACGGATCAACTTACAAAAGAATGGTGGAGCTTGAAACAAGATTGAATAACAAAACAGGGCGACCTGATTCTTACAAAGAGAATGACAATGTAAAGTCTCTCGGTTGGCTAAAAAAGGTAATGAATTAGGTTGCCCATAACTAGGAGGCAAAATGGCCGAATACAAAATAAAAGACAACAGCTTTACGCTGTGGAAAAACAAGTACAAAAAAGACGGTGATAAAAAGCCTGACTACACTGGCAACGGTATGGTAAACGGAGAGAAGAAAGATTTTTCTCTCTGGATTAACGAAACCGATAAGGGAGATAGGTATCTTTCTGGTCAGTTTAAGGAAGAGTACAAGAAAAAAACGCCATTTTAGGTCTTGTTAATAATAGGGGGGCTACGGCCCCCTTATTCAATAGTTTTTATTTAGGCGATACTTATGTCCAATAATTTATTTTACAGCGAAAATCGTGAGATTAGAGGGGGTTTTTTAAAGCCAATGTTTGAAATTTGCAGTAAAACCAATAGAACCTGTGGTTTTTGCGGTAAATCATATTTTAACCCACAAAAACAAAAAAATGATGACCAACTTAAAAAATTTTGTGGAGTTGCAGGTAGTTATGACACTCAAGTTTCTTCACTTCCAGAGTGTTGGTTGAAGATGACAAAGAGTCAAAGGTCTACATACACAAAGAAAAAGAAAGAAGAACTTTTTTCTATACAAATAAGGAGTAGTAAGTAATGGATATAATGGATGACTTTCCAGTAGAAGAAGAACCTATGGAACCTGAATTGGTTTCTGAGTTTATGGTAATCATTAAAGATTTAAAAAAGAAACGTATTACAGCACAAGTATATTACAAAAGATTAGCTAAGTTTTGGGAGAAGCATGGGTTTCCAGAATTTGCAGAGGAAACTTTATTGTACGTTACGGATTAGCTCTCTTCTTTGCTTTTAGTATAATTCTTTTTGTTATCTCATCTACAGATATATCATCATACAATAAAGGACTTTGGGGAAACGTTCTATTCCAGTTGTTTAGAAGTCTTGTTGCTTTTATAGAATCACCATCAATTAAGTGATCTAGTATTCTTGCACGAGTTAATCCTTTTCTGTATTTAACATAAGCCTTACGTTGCCCTTCAGGCTCTATCTGTTCTGCCAGTCTTCTTGGAACTGTACCTAAAACTGGAGCAACATATTTAGGCATCCTTTGTAACGCACCGATACCTCCATACTCTCCTATGTTTTCCCATGTCTTCGTCATCGCTGTCCATATCTTATCAAAGTCCTGAACAACGGCAGGCTTACCCGCAAACTCTAAAGCTCTAATTGTATTTTCAGAAGCTACTATATCCATGCCTACACCAAAAGCACCAACAGATGCAAACCTATCCAACACATCTCCCCATGTCATTCTATCTACATTTACCAATGAGTTTATTTTTCTATCACCAAACGCTACATCTTTTAAGTTTCCAAAATCTAAAAAATATTCATTCTCATCGTACACTTCTCTACCCGCATAAAACTCTGCAAGCCAGTCTCTAGCGTAAGAAACAAACTCACCACCTAACAAGCCAGCAGATGCTATTCTTAACATGGGAAAAACATTTCCTCTTTTTAACTCGTTTCCTAACTGACCTCTTACCCAGTTGAACTGCTTGTATCCAAACTTCTTAAATAAAAACAAGGGTCTAAATCTAGGATCATTAAAAACAAGAGGCTCTTCCAGTATATTTCTTTGTAACTGTGTATCTCTTGCAAACTTATACATGGCTTCAGCTTTTTGCCTATCTGTAATTTTATTAATATTTGTCAAACCTAAATCTCTAAGGTTTTGCCTAGCCCAGTTTTGTCTAAATTTAAAGACACCAGTTCCTTTACCCTGTGCTACTGGTTGCAATAAATCAATCCATTCTTTAGCGGCCGCTGATGAAACCAACTGATTGATTTCGTTTATCTTCTTAAATCCAGATAGCCATGTTGCCCCCTCTGCAAACTTGCCAAAAAAACCGTCATTTGGATTTAAACCTGCAAGTGATTGATATAATGATATATTACTAACTCCAGACTGTCTAATTAGCTTTCTATACTCTGAAGATGTAGATAGCTTGTACATTCCTTTTATTACAGGATAGTATCCGGCTTTCACAGCAGTAGATATAGATAACTGTGTTATGTTTGGAACAGTTGCAAAGCCTAGTCCTATCTTAGAACCTATTTCAAAATCTACAATATCACTCCAAACTCTTCTGGCAGAAGCACTTTTCCAATTATAAGATGGGTCGAGTTCTATATTGTTACTTTGTATTTTATAGAGTTGGTCTAATACATCTGCTTCTTTTTTAAAAACTTCAATCTGTTTTTCAGTGTATTGATTTCTTTCGTTTCGACTCATCTTTCTAAGTTCACTGATAGATCGTTTCCAAAACTCACCTCTATTACCAAACTGCTCAACGCTTGCAACACGTCTTGCCCACTGGTGAGTATACTGTGCCAGTGCAACCCTAGCATCTCTTTCTAACATAAAATCCGGAAGGTCTTTTGCTTTCCTTGCAATCTCTAAATTTTTAGCAATGTTGTGATATTGTGTATTAACTGTAGTGTTTAACCTTTGAAATACTTTAGAAACTTTTAAATTAAAATCTGGTATCTGTTCTCTTTTTAAATCTCTTCTAATACCAGCCATTTCATAAATCGCTCTAAGAGATTGTTCTGACATGCTTCCTTTTGAAACAATATCACCTATCACTTTTTGAAACTCAGGTTTGTTATACATTGCATTTTCAGTAAATAACTGAGGATTTTTATCTCTTAGCTTTGCAATGTCGTTTGATAAAACCTTTAATATATCTTGCTTAATAATTCTTGGAAAATAAAATTCTTCTTTCGGCCCCAAGTCTACACCTGCTTTACGAGCTATCTCCCACATATCATCAAGTATAGCTCTGTATTCTCTTACCTTTGGGTCATTAGCAAATGCAGGGTTCTCTAGTTTTTTACCTAATTCAATAGCTTCTTGTCTTGCTTTTTCTTTTGCTTTTGTTGATACAAACTCTTTTGCCTTTGCCATACCAGAAGCTTCTAAACCAGCATCAGTAAATCTTTGGCTAAATGTGCCCATCAAAGTAAAGTATCTAGCATCTGCATTATCAACTTTAGTTTTTACTTCCGTAGCTAATTGAGTATTTAGCCTTTTTCCAGACCTGTCTAAAACTTTAAATCCGTGATAATCAGACAGAGTCTTATTAGGAACCATTGTAGTTTCCCATCCATTATTTTTTAAACGCTTTGAAAGCTTAACAACTCTTGTCTCATGTCTCATTTGATTTAACATTTTAAGCTGTTCAAGAGGTGTCATTTCTTTTACAATTCTACTTGCGTTCTGACCTCTCAAGTCTTTTCCTGTGATAACTCCAGCTCTATCCTGAAAGGTACTATCGTCCATGTTTAAATTTTTTCTAATGTCAAAAATACCATTTACCCTTCTTTGAGTTAGTTCGGCAGGGCTACCCTTACCCCCTCTTGTAAAGCCTCTTTGTTGAAACTCTGCAAATGTAATTGGCTTTAATTGTTTGTTTGTATTAGCATCCTTAAACTTTACAATGTCCTCGTCTATCCTAACTCTCTCTGTTCCTAACTCTGTTTTCTTTTCCGATGTAGTTGTAGAACGCTTATCAAAAACAACGTTTTTTACTTTAACTCCATTTCTATCTATAAAGACTTCGTTAGGCTGTATTCTAGTTTCAGTCTCTATCTGACCTAATATCTTTGCTCCCTCATCCGCTGTAAGTTTTACATCTTTTTTAGCTTGTGTAATTTTCTTGTATCCCTTAACCAACTTACCCGTTGCGTATTTTTGTGCACCTAAAGCACCTATCACTCCAGCCGCATGTGCAAAATCTTCAGGGGTTGGTAATCGTCCCTCTAAAAGAGGAGCAACTACAGCAAAATCAGTTGTTTGTGCGGCTTTTGTAGCGGCTACTTGTGTTATAGGATTTAGGTTTCTTGTAGCGGATTGAACTATAGGGCCAAGAGCACCTGTTGTTGCACCTAATACAGCACCTTTAGATGCGTTCTTAATATTCATAAGCAAATCAAACTCTTGATCTGGATCAGCTATTTGACCAAGGCTAGACTGTAATCCACTGTAAAAACCTAGTTGAGTACCACCGACAGTAGCGGCTTGAAAAGCTTGGTTTACCACTCTTGGTGTAGCTTTTTTTATTACTTCCTCAGCAGTCTTTAGAGGAACCTTGTTTAACAGTAATCTTCTCTTAGCTTCTTCTGCATTTTTACCAACAATAGCTCTTGCTAAATCGTCACTAACAGCAACTCCTTTTCCAACTCCTTGCTGTACAGCTTTTTTTACCGCTGTTTTTGTAGCACTCTTTACAGCTAGACCACCAATACCACCCGTTCCTATCATAGTAAGAACATCTGCTGGTTGCAAAAAAGATATAATACTTGCACCTACATCTTCTAGTATATCTGGTTTGTAATTTGACAAGTCAAACCTAGCTTCTCCGGTAGCTACTTGTTCTGCTAAGCCAGTGATGCTCTGATTGTACCCAGCCTTTACCCAGTCTGGTAGCCAGTCTCCGGGTATAAAACCGTACAAGTCTTTATCTTCTTTGGGGATTTTGTGCTCTGTATTTTTTTCTAAAAGAGCATCGTAGTATGTAGATGAGTCAAATAAATTGTTATCGTAATCTGATTTTTGCTCTAGGTAATCTCCAGTGTTTTGAACTTTCTGTATAGAGACATCATCTAAGTCTCCAGATAGATTGTTTAATAAGTCATCGTAATATGAATATTGCCTTGTTGATTCAGCCATAACATATCATTACTGAATTGGCTGTGGTGTACCTAAAGGATCAGCCATTGCACCGGGAAGGTTAATAAGTCTTTGCATTAAATTTTGAGTTCGTTGTTGATCTTCATCAAAATTTAATTCTTTATTTATCTCCGCTAATAATTGACTATCTGCTTTACTTAGCTTGCCTTTGTTGAATTTAAAAGCACCTTTACCACCACGTGCATCACGATCTAATGTAACCTGTAAACCAGTAGGATTATTTTTAATAATATCCTTAAACATTTTAATTTGCTTTGCAAACTTTTTTGTTTTAGGTATTTGCCTATACAAATCCTTTACCTGACTAACTAAATTGTCACGAGTTTTTAAGGCATTATTTAATTCTATTGTTTTTTGATTAGCACCTCTTCTACCAGCTCCTTCATATTGCTCTGGATTAAGAGTTAGTGTGCTTAACTTACCAGCTTCTATTTCAAACTGCCTAGCTACCCTATCATAATATTCTGGATTATCCCTCCCCTCTGGTGGTAAATCAAATGCAAGTGCGTTAGGGTCTATTCTAAAACCAGAATCTTCTCTTTCACCTTCTTGTATTTTCTGTCCTGCTATACTAAGTCTTTCAATAAGACCACTTATTCCCGGTAACGGCCTAGATGTAGTAATATCTATGTCTCTACCTTGACTTAGTAAATCCATAGCGTTTTTATATTCTTGACTATCCTCTGGCTCTGTAGCGAGAACATACTGAGCATTAACTAATTCATTTTGATTTAATGCTTCCCCACGTGTTGAAGCTAAAGTTTCAGTAGCTGTATCGTAATCTGGCCTTGCTATGAAAGGAGATATTGCAGGAACAACTGTTCCAGTTGGAGCACCAGTTTCTGGTACAGGAGCAGTAATTCTATATTTATTATAAAGTTCATCAACGCCTTTTTGATAATTGCCTAATAATCCTTTTAAATTTTTAAGATTTGTTGAAGGGTCAAGCCCAGACTTTTTTAAGTTATTTAATATCTCTTGAGCAGTTTTATTATCAGTGTCTATACTAGGTATCTTTTTAGCCTCTTCTATCATTTGCCTTTCTATAATAGCAATATTAGCTAGATTTCCTTTTAGTGTACTTTGATCTTCTCTAGACATGGTACGCATATTGGTTTCTCTTTGATTGTCGTACTTGCCCTTTGCTTTTACTAAAGTGTCATAAGCAAACGAATCTCTTTCTTTTAATATGTTTATTTGCTCTGGAGATATTTTAATTTTATCGTAATCGTAAAAAGTTGCATTTGGGCCGAGATTCTGTATTTGACTTACCTTACTCTGAATTTCAGAAAGGCTAGAGCTTTGGGCTTCATCTTGAGCATCAAAAAATTGTGCTTGGTCTTCATAGTCATACCTCCTAGCTAACCTTGCCTTACCTTCAAAATCGTATTTTGGCAAAGCATTAAGGATTCTATTATAGTCACTTTTTCTGATGGCTTTATCTTTGTCATCTTGAGCTTTATCATAGCGTATTTGTTCTTTATCTCTTTGCTCTTTTGCTATACGTTGGGAATCCTCATACCTTTTATCTGCCAGTTGCTGTCTTTCAAGAGCTAATTGGTTTCTCTGATAATCGTTAAAATAATCTGGCAGTCTATCTAAAAAGTCTGCAAGAGGATTGTCAAACCTAGCAGGGCCTAACCTTTGTCTTCTACTGTATATACTTCTAGTGTGTCCGGGCATCGTAATTGTCCTTAGTCATATAGATCATCATAATATTCACTCATACCTTGCTCAAATTGATCCTGAGTAATATACTGACCAGAGTCATTGTCCCAAACATAACCAACACCATTAAAAGTTACAGCACCTTGATCTGACGTTGGTAAGCTTGAAACTGTAGGTGGTGGAGGTGTAAAGCCACTAAACTCTGCACCTTGGTCTGTTAGGCTAGCCGCTTGCCCTAACGTTTGAGATTCAAAAGCTCTTTGCTGATCTTCTCTTTGTCGATCTAAAGAAGCTTGACTTCCTGACACAGCTTCTGCAATAGCTGATGTTCGTGCTCCAAAACCAGAGCCAGCACTAGCCAAACCTTGACCACCCGTCATACCCATTAAGCTATCGCTAATCGCTTCAGTAGCTCTAGACAACTGAGTAGGGTCGAATTGCTCAAACATGGCTAACTGTTGTGGGGTAGCAGTAATCCCAGCATCTTGTAAAATCTGTTGTATATTAACACTACCACCATTCTGATATTCAACAAGTCCACCATCTTGAAATGTGCCACCGGGATTATAGCCGGGAAATGTCTCACCCGGAATGTAACCGGGAGCCGCACCACCAAGCACGGTAATAGGCCCAACCTCTCCGTATAAAGGAGTTGGGTTTTGAGCCATTTCTAGCACATTGCTTACTCCTTGACGACCTAAAGCCGAATAATTAGATATCGAGCTTAAAAAGTTTTTTGCTTTTCCAATTCCTGCCATTAAGGGCTCATTTAATTTGCCACCAACCTTACCATATATACCACCACCGGGAGAAAAACCTGCCGTAAGCCCAGCTTTTAAACCGGAAACTATAGCTCTCTCTCCCATACCCCTAGTGTAATCCCTACTAGCCTGCTCTACATCTCTAAAATCCTGCTGTGCAAATACCGTTCCTTCTGTATCGGCTTGCACTGTCTTACCAGCACCAATACCCTCACCCACTCTTCTACCTAAAGCAGTTCCTAAACCAGAGACAAGTGCAAGACTAGCACCACCAGTAACAGGAGCAAGAGCCGCACCAAGTAAACCACCAGCTAAACCACCAATACTACCAAATAAACCACCACGTTTTTGTCTCTCAGCTTCCGCTCTTTGTTGTTCCTCTAGTTTTCTTATATCTGCACGTCTTTGCCTAGAGCGAGCAAGCATAGCCGCACCACGACTAGGTTGCCCACCAACTTGCATCATCTCCATTAGGCTACCTGATTTACCCATGTCAAAGCCCATCATATTAGGGCCGGATTTCATAGGTAAGTAACCTTTTGATTTTGAGGAATGTTCAATCATGGTATAATTCCTTAGAATTTAATAAAGTTTTTATCATATTTCCACCTCTACTCGCCAAACTGATGTAATATAATAATCTATTGTTCCACCAGCAGGATCAATAGTAGCCGCAATGCTTATACCAGCCTTAGCTCCAGCCTCTATTGTTGGTGGATTATTGAAATCAGACTCATTCACAGTTAGTAAAGTATTGCTAACAAGCTCAGGAGTATGTGTAAATCTAGCAACTGTATCTGTGCCTGTGTCTCCATCATCTTGCCTGTGTATAGTAAATGAAATGTCGGCTGAAGTAGCACCAGCCAAAGATTCTGGCCTAAACAGTATTTTATGACAAGTCATAGTGTATGGAGTTAAAAAAGCACTTGTAGCGTTATTCATATTTGCCTGTTCTCCAGTGCCCTGCCAAGGCAAAAATGTAAGATCTGTTCCTATGTTATCTGGAAAGTTGTGAATAAATATTCTATGATCTATAAACTTGTTTCTGTATTCCAATATTCCTGTTTTTATTTTATTACCAACATCTAAGTCGTTATCAATAGATTGATTTCCATTGTGGTTCATGTCTGAACGCCAGAGTAAACCTTTTTCTTTTCTATATCTAGATAGAGAACCATTTTTGTTAAAAAATAAAACCTCTTCACCTTCTCTCATAGATTGTACAGATGGTTGAAAATTTACCACACGTATTTTGTCTTGCTTCTTACTGCTTAAAAAACGACTTACCCTGTCCACTATACACCTTTTCTGTAAAGAACTCTATATTCAATAGATATGTCGTTTATATATACTTTTGCAGATGTAGAGGAGGTGTCAAGCTGAACGGATATCTTGTTGCAGGTAACAGGAGAAGATGGGGTAAGTTTTACCTTTGCCCAATTAGATGCACTGGAATTGATTGTTCCGCTTAGAGCACTGCTTGAGTTATCTTCTTCTAACAATGAAAATTTATTCGTTAAGGCAACATCTGATTTGTAAGTGATGTGAACTGCATATACCTTTTTTACCTGTGCGGGATCACCAAAGTCTATCGCTCTAGTTAAAAAACGAACATTGCTTGTTGCGGCCACCGATCTATTAAGTTGATAAATATCTGTAGACCCACCAGAATCGTGACCTATTAAGGTTTGATTACTTTCTGTATCTACAGAGTTAGTTAAGCCATCATTGCTATCCAAAACAAAATCTTTTATAAGTGTAAAGTTTCCCCTCTTTAAATCACACATAAAAGCATCACCATCGTTGTCTAAACTTTTTATTATAAAAGCCATAGACTCTTGCTCATCATAAATAATACCTGTAAAAAAACCTACATGCGTACTCCAGTCAAGATCACTAATTTTGTTTTCCTTTAAATTTCTAATTGATGACCCATCATACAGATATAGACCCTGTTTATTTGCCCATAACACACCATATTGCGTTCTTTTTACTGCTTCTGGATGCAACACACCCTGATACTTTTTACTGTCTTCTAAGAACCAATTACGGTCATCTCCTGATATGTTTATAATATCTAGGCTTTTATTTTTATAAGCTAACAATCTATCTGCATAAGCTTCTATAGCAACATAGACATCAGCATCGCCCTTAGCCGCTTCTATATAGTTATCAGATGGAAACGTATCGTATCTGTTGGGCATAGAATACATGATTCTATCGGGATAAGACCTTAAGGTTGCTTCAGCTTTTGTGCTTCCCGTATCTTCATCCTTCATTGTAACATTGCAAACAAAAGTTCTATTATTAGCCACAACCACATCTTTCCAATGTTCTCCTGAATCACCCAAAGCATTGCTAAATATACTAGAGCTAAAACCATTAATGACTTCATAAGTAATAAAGCCTAATTGAGTCACGCTAAAATTTTCAGTTGCAACCCTACTTGGGCAAGAATAAAAACTACCAGTAAGGGTCAAAGAAACTCCAGATGCGGTTGCAGTAGCATTAGAAGAAATAACTATAACGTTAGAACTGTTATTGGCAGATGATATGGTGGCTCCGGCTGGTATTCCTGCTCCTGATATGGACATACCCGGAACAGCAAGATCGTTAGATGTGTCCGTAATGTTAGCACTACCACTTGTTGTGTTGCCTGTTAATGATTGACTTGGGTTTGTCCAAGCTGTATACTCATCAGATAACTTAGTACGAACTCCTTTTCCAAGGTGAATATCTAATAACATTATATATTCAGAGTCTGTCCCTTTTTCTCTTATATATATTCTACCACCCGATATTCTTTCATCATAAGGGCCAACTGTAGAAATATTTAGAGATAAAGATTTTAAATTATTAGCATCGGTTACTATGTGAGTCGCTGAATAATCAGAAGGTAAAGACTCTTGATTTTCATCATATATAAATGTTTGAGCAAATTCATATTCAGCCGCCTCTATAAATCCATCTACATCTGTTTCAGTCGCAACAGCAAGATTAAATCCAGAACCGGCACTCAAAGAGGTAGCGGTTGCAGAATCATTGTCTTGATTTTTTTCGTAGCTAGCTAATGCACCAGAAGTTCCAGAGCTTGAGGCTACTGTTCCATCAGTAGGTTTGGCCAAATCATTTTCTTTATCGTGGTATTTCATAAATGAGTTAGGATCAGTGGAATTTGTTGCACCATTAAAGTGTCTTCTTTGTATCCATCCATACCATTTAATTTTAGAATCATTGTTATCAGCGGTATCACAAGCCCTAATAGAATCTTCTACTCTATAATACTTAACCTTTGAGGGAATTGAAATGGCAGAACTTCTTAATGTAATTTCTTCATCGTTGTAATCATTAGCAGTTGTTGAAAATACATCAATTTTATGATTAGTTGGATTTGCCAGTAGTATGACTTGATCTCCTAAAGACACTCCTTTTAGAGTAGCACCCCAGAAAACTTGAGGAGGTGTCTCAATAGATATAGGCATAGCTCTGTCAAAAATTATATTATTACCATTTGTATTTACAACACGATAAATACCTTGAGCCGCTGTGTCAATACCGTTTGCAGGAAAAGAGGTCGCAGTCATGTGAACTAAAGTACCAACTGGAAAAGAAGATGCTAGGTTTTGCTGTGTTCCACCTGATTTGTACTCTAGCTCTCTTAAGCTACCACCGTTAATCCTTGCTATAAAACCAGTTGCAGACCCTTCACTATCATCGTCACCTGTAATTGAACTAGTCTGAGAAACCGTTACCGAATCTCTTGTATGGTCTGTTTCAAAATACCCTAAACCGTATCCGGGTTGAACAGTGGATATGTCACCATTGTTATAGGCACTTATTTTATTATTGGTAGAGTCTGTCATAATATATGCTGGTTGCATACCACCATACACATTAAACATAAGGTTCTGCCCTACCGATACCTCATTGTCATTTATATCAGCAACGTCTTTTACTGTATTTAAACCACCGCTAAAATCATTCAGCTTATAAAGCCTTCTAGGCATTACTTACCTTTAAATACACCTTCTAGCATATCTGTCATTACATCAACCAACTTTTCAAAAAGCTCCTGCTCTTTTTCTTCGTT